TATCTTCCAATTTATTCTTTTATTTTAGTCAATTCATTATTAATACGTTCTATATCTTTTTCGATATTTTTAAACTTCTGTAATAATAACTCATTTTTTAATTCTACTTCAAGTCTTGTAATTTCTACTTTAGGTAAACTCTTAGCTTCATTTATTTCGTTTTGTAAAACAATGTATTCACCAATTAATAAGAATAAAAAAGCAAAAATACTAAACAATGTTTTTAGGCTTATGCTAAAAGGAGTGTCTTGTATTTCTTTTGTCATTTATCTTTAATTTGATTAGCAGCTAACAATAGTTCTATCTTGTGTAACTTAGTCGATATATCTGCTAAGATAACTTTTAATTCATTATCAGATTGCTCTAAGTGATATACTCTTGAAGAAAGTTTAGTTACTTTAGTTTGTAGATTAGTCCAAACACCTACACCAGTTGAAAGTAATACTATTACTGATATTACTAATTCTATTATTCCTATTGTCACTTGCATTATTCTTTTTTATTTAAAGGGAGTGAAAGTAGTCTATCGAAAAGGTAGCGAAAAGATACACTACAATCGAACTCCCTTATTATACTCTTGCTAATGTTATTTTTGCTCCATATACTGTTCTACTGGTTGATCCTGGAGTAAATTTTATACTTAAATATCTACCTTGAGCACCTTCTTGTGCCGTAGATAAAGCTTGATTTGTACCAACGCTAGGTGAACTTGTTAAAGATGTTACTGTAGCATCACTTGCATTACAAAGATATACATCAAAAGTTGATGAGGTTGAACTACCATAAACTTGAACGTGAGTAGCTTGATAACCTAATGGTACTTGAAATGAAGCAAATAATGATGCAGCTGAATTATTTATTTGAGCTGTAGCTCCATTTGTTCTACTATAACCTGACTTATCTTCGTGTGTACTCATTGTAAAATCTACAGCAGTAAGATAAGCTTCTGTGTCAAATATGTTACCTATGTTACTAGCTCTTATTTCAGATAAACTTCTAAAATCAACAGATGTATCTTTGAATGTTGCTATAGTTAATTCTCCTGATGCTCCTGCTGTAGATGTATTAGCTCTAATTTGAACTTCACCATTAGCTGCTCTATTACAAATCGTAACTATATTAGAAGGGTGAACTACAAAAGCAAATTTTAAACTACCCCCTGAATCTCTGTAAAGAAGTCCACCACTACCTGAACCTCCGTTTACATCATCATCAATAACAATATCACCTCCACTATTTAACTTTATCTTTTCATTTGAGCCTTGTATTTCGACATTACCTGTAAATGTAATTTTATCAGTACCAACTGTCATTAAGCTAGTACCACCAAAAGATCCATTGTCATTAAATTGTACTTGTGTGTCTGAGCCTCCTGGACTTGTAGTACCTCCACCACCTGTGATTACGTTAGTTAAGTCGTATGTTAAAGGAACTAATAAACTACCCGCAGGATAGTCTTTATCAGGTGTAAATGATGCTAAGGTTATTTGTGTATCACTTGTTGTTGAATCACCTGATGCTGTTAGTGTTAAAGGATGTCTACCATCAGGATAGCAAAGCAATAATTTTTGACCATTATATATTTTACCCTTACTAGCAGATGCTAAAGTAACTTTAGTGTCGGAAGTATTTTCAGGTAAAGTAGATGCAAGAGAACCATAAGCATTATTAGACTTTTCTTCACTTATTAAATCACTATTAAACCTAATAGATTCTGTTAAAACGTCAGTAGTAGGTCTAAAACTTTGTTCTAAAACTTCTGTTGGTTCTTCGGGTGTAACTGTTAATCCTGTTTCTATTTTAAACCACTCGCCACTCATAGTCTCACTTTGAGCCTTGAATGTTCCACCTAAAAACGAATAGTATTTATCATTACCATCATTGTTTATAGAGTATTTAACTAATTTTAAAGGTGAAATATCAGGGCTAAATATATCTGCTTGTAATATTTCTAAAGGTTCTGTTTGCAATTCTAAAAACTCTTTAGTTAAAAGCTGTGATATATTAGAAAAAGAAGTTGAGTTACCTCTTGTAAAACCTTGTGAAGCTACTAAATAGTTTGACCCTGATTTATATTTTACAGAAAAAATAGTGTTAGAAAAATTAGTTGAACTTGCTTGTGTGCAACCTGTTACAACCTCTCCCAAATCATAAGTCTCATAAGCATCATTAACATCTTGAGATGTTTGATAAGTTAAACCTACTTCACCATCTAATGAATTCGTATCATTAGAGTTCATATAAATTTGATCAGACACAGTAGATTTAGTTACACTAGAAGGATTTGCAGAGATATATTCTGTTGTAGCACCATCTTGATACTGCCAATACTGATTAGTACAATCTAATTCTATTGTTATGTCTCCTGAAACTTGAGGTATTGGTATTCCAGTTAAAGTTTGAAACATTAACCTTGTTCTAGCTGTATAAGTACTTGTTGATGAATCATATTCTATATTACAAGGATAAGCATCATTCGGGTTTTCATTTTCATTTGATAAATCCGAAGAAGTTGCCATACCATAAGTTGAATTGTTTGGAGGTGTAGTTGAATAAATGTTTCTACCTCTTTGCAATTCTATAGATTGTTCTGTTGAAAACCATTCAAAACCTAAACCAACTACTTTTAACCATCTTGTATCTGAACCAGTACCTATTTTTATTTTTAAAGTACCTATAGTCCTTATTGCCCAATTTTCTAAAGAGCGACCTGTTGCAGGAGTAAAAGAAAAAGTTTCATAGTGTAGTGCAGAAAATGTCAAACCTAGATAACCTATATCAGCATCGGCTGCTTGAAGTTGTCCTGCTGTAAAAGGGCTTTGTAAATTAACTCCTTCAGGAACATTAAAAGCTGCGTTACCATTAATAAAGTCTAATTTTACACTTTTAAATAATGGTTCATAAGTTATTGTACTTCCTGCTAAAATTGTTCCTTTATTAGCATTTTGTGTTTGGTCTATCTCTAATAGCGTTGTTACATCTCCAACACCTGAAGAAGGAACTTCATCATTAGAGCCTAGATATGGGTACATTCTTATATCTCCCGTAACATTGTCTGCTAAATTATTTGGTTGTATAAAATTATAAGCCCCATCACTTAAAAAACCGACTGTATTAAATGTTTTCATACAACCTCTAAATACATCGTATTTTTTGTAGTTAAATGGTTTCTTTTCAATATTTTTTCTATATGCTCCTGCTGTAATGTAATATAAGTAAAAAGGGTCATTAGATTGATATGTATCTCCATCTCTCCACCAATCTACACTTGTTTTATACCATTTATGATTTTGAGGAATTGGTGATAAATTTACTGATGTGTGGTCAAATAAAGACATTGTATTACCAAAGTCATTTATGTGATTAATAATTCTATCAGGTTGATTCCAGTTAGAAGATGTTAAAATATCTTCAGCTCTTGATTTATAAACTCCTATTGAATCTGTAGCAATTATTTTAACTGGGTAAGGATATGGTTCATTAGATAATGTGTCAAAAGATGGCTGTACCCATCCAAACCACCAAAGGTTAACAACACTTACATAGTTTTTATATATTCTAACAAAATACTCTTTATCACCCTTTTCAAACACATCATATATAAAAGACTCATCATTGTTATTTTGAGCATATAAACTTATAATACACTCTGAAGTTAAAAATTGTCTATCCCTTGTACCACCCTCACCAGTCCATTTAATTTCAAATCCTTCACCTGCTAAATCCATTTCTGTAGAAGTATCACCAGGCTGATCAAAATCTTTTTTCCAAATTTCAACGTACCAAGTTGTACCTGCCTCACCTTTTATTTGAGAGTGTCTATACTTTCCGTATGCCATTATCTTCTAGCTTTTCTTCTATTAGCTCTATCGAATACAATCAATAAATCATCACCCGATATTCTTACATCAGGTATAACCGAACCACCTAAAGCGTGGTTAGGTATAATTGTTCCTTTTTGTGAATTTGGAACGAATAATTCTGGTCCTTGTTCCCCAACGAGACTGACTTTACCTAAAGGTGGTTGACCTCCGTTGGCGAAAGTGCCACCCATCATACCAAGCATTGTTTGTTTGAAAGATGATAACCCTAGACCTGCAAAAGCACCACCTGCGGGAGCAACTCCTAAAGCACTAAATATAGCTGTCATTATAAGAGCTTGAATAACCATCTTTGCCATAGCTTTAAGTAAATCAGCAAACAAGTTAACTAAGTTTTGTAAACTTAACTCTCCTGATACTGCCATTTGAGCAAACGCATCAGAAAAAGCAAATCCTACATCTATAGCAAATCCAGTTAGTGTATCTTTTACATTTTTTACTTTAGCATCAAAATTGTCAACCATTTTTTGCATAGCATCTGTAGTGTCAATCAAAGTTCCTTGAACTACATTTGATATAGCCGTTGGTGCTATTGCTGCCAAACCTGGCATACCACCGAATTGCATACCTTCTTTATCTATAGCTCCACTATCTAAACCTTTTTGTCTTTTAAATGCTTCTTGTCTTTCTAATTCTTTTTGAACTTTTTTAAGAGCTTCTGCTTCTGCCTCTAAAGCTTGGTGAGTTGCCCAAGTTGTAAGCATAAAACCTTTTTGACTCATTATAGCTTTATCTCTAGCAGCATTTTGCTCTTTTAATCTTGCTTCATCACCTAATGTATCTGCAAAAGATGCTATTGCTGCAAATATTGCTGAACCTGCAAGTACATCAGTACCTATAAATGCTAAAGCAGCCCCTATAGCTTCTAATATACCTACTACTACTCCAAATCCTGCTGCTAATGGTGCGCCTAATGCTGCTAAACCTGCCAATAATAATAAAACTGGTCCTATAGCTAAAGCAATACCACCTATTGTTACAATTAATTTTTGAGTATCTTTATCTAATCTTCCAAATGCTTTAAATAAATCAGTAACAGTTTGTATCATAGGCATTAACATTTCTGCTAATACTTCACCTAATTCTAGTTTAAAACCTTCAAATGAACTCTCTAACTTTTTAACCTTAGCAAAAGTAGTTTGACCCATAAGGTCAGACATTTCTTTTAACCTATCGGTATTATTTGTATAAGCATCTGATAACTCATTTACTTTTTCTAAGTTATCTGTTAATACAAGTAATTGGTTGGCTGCCGTAGTACCAACTAATTCTTGAGCCCTATTAAGATCCATTTCACCTTCAGCAGCTTCCTGTAGTACACTAGAAAACTTTGTACCTGTCTCATTCAACTTCATAAATATTTTACGAAGTCCTGTACCTGCTTTAGATGCTTTAATACCATTATCCATTAATACACCCATCATAGCAGATAACTCTTCTATGTTGACTCCTACTGCGTGAGCTGATGCTCCTGCGTGACCAAAGGCTGTTGCGAATGTATTTAATTGAATTGATGAATCTGAAGCTGCCGAGGCTAATGTGTTTGATATACGAGCAGCATCATTTGCTTCTAAATTAAAAGCATTTATTGATGCTGATACAACTTCAGATGCTAAAGATAAATCTTCTCCTGTTGCTAAGGCTAAGTCTAATATAGACTCAGTCATATCTTGTATTGCATCAGGCTTAAATCCTTTACGACCTAATATTAATTGTAAGTCAGCTACTTGAGATGCTGTAAATTGAGTAGTAGAACCTAATCGTTTAGCTTCTTTTGTAAGCATTTTAAACTCACCTATAGTAGCACCAGTTACTGCGTTTACCTTCATCATAGCGTTCTCAAACTGAGAGAACGTATCGAAGGCTTGTTTACCCATAGCTGTTAAAGGTGCTGTAACACCAAAAGTAAGCATAGAGCCGACACGAGCTGCTTGAGAAGCAAAACCTGCTATTGATTTATTTGCTTTACCAAGACTTGCCTCTAAGCCTTTGATATTAGCAGCTACAATTATCGATATAGTTTTAACTCCACCCATTTTATAACTTTATTTTTTTAGGTTCTTTTAGTTTATACCTTTCAAGAACCTCAGAGATATGCTCTTTATCAGCAACATCTCTTTTGATTTTAACTTTTTCATCCCAAGGGAAAGGCATTAATTCTTTTGGTTTAAGTCGCTGTTTTGAGTGAGGTACGATACAACTGTGTACTATCATTCTAGTTTGTTCCCAATTATTTTGAGAAAGTTGTTCGTTGTACTTTCTAAAGCCTCTGATTTTATTGTCTAAGGAACGTGGGGTTAAATCATATAATTCGTCATCACTTAACCCCAACATTCCCAATCCAATTTCTTCTAACTTATCCCAATCTACTTCACCTGTTTCTTCATCAATAATTTCCTCTCCCTCTTCTACTTTCCCTTTTTCTGAGGTTGGTCTAGTTGGAACGCTTCAAAGATTTCATTTATCTTACTGAAATCTTCGTTATCTATCCATTGTTCAATATCTTGAACTTTGTACTTAAACTGCTCTCCGTTCTTCCTAGCACCATATTTTAGACCATAGTAAGCGATAATACCAATGTGGTCTATCTCTGAACCTAACTTGTCCATTTCATTTAACTTTAAGTTACAATCGTTACAAATGTCTTTTAAAGCTAAATAACTAAATCTAATTGGTCGTTTCTGACCACCTATTTCTACCTTTTTCATTTTTGTTTTAGTTTAATTTAATTGATTTACAAAACTTTCTTTAGTGATATTGAACTTAGCCAAATTGTAGTTGCACCTGAACCTCGAACAAGCTCAAGACTTTGCATTTGAGGATATAACAAAACAGAGTGAGTTCCTTGTGTTGATGGAATTTTCATATGTATCACAGGACTATTTTGCCAACCTCTATCAATATGAATAAAACCTTGTGGGCTTGGAGAACTTGAAATTGTATAAGTCAAAAGATAATAATCACCAACATTCATTATATTTGGAGTG